CAGATGTCGTCGTCACTTCCTATGAGCTGATACAGAAAGACGAACACATTTTCGACTGCATCTTTATTAGATGCCATTAGCTGCGGGATCATCCCGTTCGCACGAACTAAATTCTGAATGCGAAATACGAGATCTCCTCTAGCACATTTACCGAAAGCGTGACCCTCATTGCAGATCGGGCATTTCACTTTGTTTTTCTTATCGAACAACTCTTTTACGTTTGTGACTTCCATTAGTTCTCTCCTATCATGCTTTTAATTATGCTTTTTAACATCATATCGTAAGTCAGCGCTCTTGGCAGTCGTCCTGACCTTACCATCGCATCCCAAATCCCGTGTGATTCCATAAACAGTCGCGTTTTATCGTTTGGATCAATACACTTTGAGCGTAGGTAGTCTAAGATAATCAACCTTAACTCCTCTTTCACTTGCTCCTTATTCATCCTGTCAGGAATAGTTTCTTCTCAGCCGTCCTTCGGCGAATGAGACCTTTTAAAATAACGCCCTTCACTTTATTCCAGCGATCGAACTGATCAGCAACTCGCTGTGCTTCCACTCCTGTGTTCAGGAGATTGAGCATCGTGGATTTCTGGAATGCGAAAACACCGATGTTAAATACGAACACCACGAGTGCTGAGAACTCATTGTCGCTAAGAACTCTTCCTGTGACTAGCTGATCAACTGCCAGTTCAGCAGTATCGAGATCGGAGAGTAGAAGTCTTTCGGCTTCGGCCTCATCGATGATCATGCCTTCTTTAGCTGTGGTAACGTGACCATAACCAATCGTATAAATCCCGCCCGAGTCTTGGTAAGCTTTCAGGCTAAGTCCCTCGAAGTCTTTCAATAGTTCTAGGCCAGCACTATTTATTCTGCGCATCTTTAACTACCTTCGGGGCTGGCTTTTTGCGCTCATAAGTATCCACATAGAAAGTGTTCTTCGATGTGTTCTTAATCATCACTCCTTGAACTTTGATCTCTACGCCTGGGCTTAGTTTCTTTCCTGATGTTTTCTTTGGCTCAATTAATTTTTGAATTCTAATCATAGTTTTCCTTTACGTTGCTTTATCTATTGTTTCTTGCTTTTCTTCAAGCACTTTATAAATCTTTGCGTCCTGGGGGGAACCCATAATTCTATGAACTGTTCTAGGGTCTTTCTGACCCATAGCCCGAGTTCGATTAATCACTTGAAGGATGTCCCCGCTCACCCATGGAGGGTCATTAAGCACTAAGTCTTTAGCCCTAAAAAGATCAGACCCTTCTTTAAGGGCACCTACTGTGGCACAGATGATATTAGTTTTACCAGCCTGAAAGTCGTTAACGAGTTGATTTCTTTTAGTACCTGACATTTCTCCTGTGATCGGTAACACACCAAAGTGCTTTGCAAGTTGTTGACAAGGTTCTCGGTGGTCTGAATAAATCAGGCAGCACTCGATTGATTGGAGTAAATCTTCCACATACTTAATCGTGAAAGGCACCTTTTGAACGGCAGCATTTCGCTTGTGCTCGGGCAATACGGAGCCAGTTCGTAGCTTCCGAGATTCGTGCTCAGTTATATCCCCCACCCGAACACTGTGCTTTACTTTCTGTTCACTATTAAAATACGCCTTAAAGGATTCGAGAAGTTTATTGTCATCGATGTCAGAGACCAGAGTGTCGAGATAGGATATAGGCGGGAGGTCTCCGGCCTCTGCTCTGATCCTGATGTACTTGCCCCTTAGCCACTCTTTTAGTTCTTTCTCGTTTCTGAGTCCAGAGTAGGTGGTGACTGGCATCTCCCACCCGCCACGTTTGTTGCTCACACGGACATTGTAGGTTTCTGCATAACTGAAGTATTCAGCGAAAGTAATCTCATCTGGGTACTCTTCTAGGAAGGAATGATCTTTTTGCGTGGGATCGTAGTTCGTGAGCGCGATCAGGGAGTAAAATTCTTTGACTCGGTTCTTGAGGGGAGTCCCCGTAAGGCCGTAGAAGTATTTCACCGAGTTCTCAAAGAGTGCTCGGTGAAAGAACTGAGATCGCTTCGAGTCCATCGATTTCAGGTTGTGAATTTCATCACACACCACCATGTCGGCCCACTCGAAAATGTGTTCGGCTTTTTGTATCAGGTCATAGGAAGTGACGACGAAATCTGAGTCGCACACATCGTAAATATCTTTGCCTTTTTTGAACATCGTTACCGAGGCTTTCGGTGCCCATTTATTGATTTCCCGCTTCCAGTTCGGGATTAAGTAGGAGGGACAGACGACAAGGCAATTGGCCTTTTTAGTCTGCTGGAGGTAGATCGATGCGGCTGTTTTACCCAAGCGCGGGTCAGCCGCGAGAATGCAATAATTATGAGCCTTACCGTAGGCAATCATTTGTCGCTGCTTTTCGGTAAGGCTCATGAATTCCATTACTTGGTTTTGCCTTTCATTAATCGGGCAACCATAGTTTTAAATGTCGGGTAAACTTCTCCGTTTTCGTCTAAGAAGTTTTCGCCTTCCATTTCTTCAGATGACTTCTTTGCTCGTGCTTTTAGTTCATCTGATTTCTTCCAGTCTGGGCTTACAGATCGAACGACTCCTGAGAAGATGTCTTTGTGCTGTTCGATACTGCGGTCGTAGGCTTGGGGCTTTTTCTTAAAGCTTTTTTTGCCTTTTTCGGCGCTAGGCTTACTGCTGGCTTTGCTGCTTTTGGCTGGCTTTGCTTCTTCGATGTCTGTTTCGTCGCTTTCACCATCATCGGCAGAATCGTCACTGTCGTCACGATCTTTGCTGTCTGTGGCTTCATCGTTTTCAGCGCCTTCATCTGCATCTCCTGAATCTTCGCTGCTGGTAACTTCGTCGTCTGACTCTTCATCGTCAACTGGATTGGCTTGTTTAGCATTTTTCTTTTCCTCTTTTTTCTTAGCAGCTTTCTTTTCTGCTTTTGGTTTTTCTTCTTTAGTAGAAGATACTTCTCCTGAGAATGCCTCAAGAATTTGTTCACGGAGACACTGAAGCACTGATGCTCCAGACTCATTTTCAACTACTGCGCTCAAGGTGTGTTCCTCGAACTCATAGTCTCCGGTGTTAAATCGTTTTGTTAGTTTCGCTTCTGTTATTTTCATACCTTTTCCTTATAAAAGATCACTGTCTTTCGATTGGAGCCATTCAAGTTCAAACGCGAGGGGCTCTGCCTCACGCAGTCTATCTACTACTTCCCAATTGGCCCGGCTCAAGTCTGCGATGCGTTTAACCGCCCACATCCATTTAGCCCGACCGACTAGGATTTGTTTTTCTGATGCAATCCATGCTGCTGATATCGGATTTTCCTTCGATGCAAAAATCCAGACGAAATCAGTTACCTCCGGCCTAGTGAGAGAGAACATATCAAGATAGAGTGACGCGCTTAGATCATATTTGTACTTACTGATCGAATCACGCACACTCTTTGCCTGAGTTGCCTTCCCGCTGGTTGATTTTAGGTCAGAGATAAAAGTATCTCCCAAGCAGTCAGCCCGAGTTTTCACTGTCATATCAAATCCCTTAGCCGGGATTTTCTTGGCATCTATCCACCCATCTCTTTCGAGACGTTTTCCGTAGTGAGGAGCATATATCTCCCCACCCGCTACTCGGAGCTGAGTGAAAATTGAAATCTCGGGCTCGCCTTCGAGGTACGCCATTGACACAGGGGAATCTTTAACCGCCTTGATCATCCCATCAGCAAGTTCTTTCTGCTTGATAGTAACGATCATCTTGTCGCCATGCTTTCTCTTGAACTCATCCCAGTTTTTTCCGAACCGGGTCTTTCCTTCATAGACAGCTATTTCCTTGGCTACTTTATGCGGCTCAAGAACACCTGTGTGGAGATAGGTTCCAGTATCCATCGCTTCCGTGGAAAACTTTTCTACTTCCCCTTTGATGTACTTCTTGATAAAAACATCTTCGTCATCGATGATGTCCTTTAGTTGTGTCGATGACCATGTACCAACGCTGCCATGGTAGGCGGCATTGGTCATGTCTCTGATCAATCGATGCAAAACTGGCCCCCTTGGGCTCGGCTTAGAGGTCATCGGTATCCTCGTCGTCAGCTTCATCTTCATCGTATGCAGAATCATTCTCATCGAACTCTTCAATGCCTTCGACTTCCATAGTGTGAGCCATCTGGCCTTCGTAGTCGCCGCCTTCCATCTCTTTTGATCCGTTGTAAACTACTTGGAATAGATCACCGATTGAAAGCTGGGCCATGCCTTTATCGAATTGACCAGCACAGTTAAGGGTAAGGCGAACACCTTTACTCTTCTCGTCTTTTGGCCCGTGAAGTCGCTTGTTTTGCGCTTTATCAGCAAACATCGGCTCTTGGCATTCTACAATCCAATCCACTTTGCCTTTCGCTTTGCGGTTCGGGCTAGTGCCGACTAGCTTTGCGATAAGGGTGTCTCCCTCTTCCCATTCTTTCCATGCGTGGTATTCCGTTTTTACCCCAGATAATACTTTCGTCGTGCGAAAAGTACGTTTTTTCTCTGCCATTTTCTTCTCCTGTGTAGTTTTATCGTCCTGATGTGATTAAAGCGGCCATACTAGCTCGCCCAAACTTTTATAGTAAATCGGTCTCGGGCTCCGTGAAGTATTTCGAGAACCGTTCGTAATCAGCAAGGCTGCGACCATCTATGTGGATTCTCGATACTGGTACTTGCATATCACCCACCTTGATCTCTCCTTTTTCAGGAAAGCCAGGCCCCCATGCTTTCGGGTCTAATTTAATTTTTCGTGCGGCTTTCTCGTAGATAGTCCCACGGAATCCCCACGCGAAAGCTTCTCTCATCGCGTCTCTTAAAATTGTGATGTGATCAAGTTGACTGTCTTTCGCTTCGATATAAATCGCATCGTGAAGTGTGAAAATAACTTTCACGCCTTTTGCTACAGCGAGGTCAACCGCCCGGCGCATGATCGATGCCCCGGCACCTTGAATCTGTACGTTTCCTACAGAACGAGGATTATCATTATCAGTCCATACAACCCAGCCATCAAGAGTAGAAATAGCATTTCCATCGGCATAAATTTCGATCTGTTCCTTTCGCCATTGCGTGAAAACGGGGAAAAGTTCT